CGACGCGCGACAACAACGGCCACTACCGTCTCAACGAATACCCGCGCCTCGCGGTCACGGGCTTCAAGAGCGACGGCAAAAACGTCCTGTCCCTGGAGATCACGGACATGAAGACGAAGGCCGTCGTCTTCCGCCACGGAGACGCCCTGAAAAAGGCCCGCAAGGATGCCCGTCCCGAGGGGCAGGCCCCGGCGCCGGCCGCGAAGGCGGAGGCCCCGATCATGACGGCGACCTTCGATGACGCCAAGGCACCCGCCCCGGCTCCGTCCCCGGCACCGGCTGCGACCAATGCCAAGCCCGGTGTTATGACTAAGGAACAGTTCCGCGAGCGCTGGAACTCCAACGCCCAGGGCGGCGGCATCACCTTCGACGACATCGCCGACTGCGCCAAGGCCTGGGGCGTATGCTCTTCGCCTCGCGTGCTCCCTATCAATATGGTGACGGACCTGGTTCTCGAGGCCGCCGGCTGCAGCTTCCCTGAGCCGGACCCGGAAAAGGACACGGCCCCGGCCATCGATGATTCCCTGGCCATCGCCCTCGACGACCTGAAAAAGGCGCGCAGCCGGGCGGAAATCCAGGCCGTGCACAACCAGTACAAGTCCGTCTATGGAGAGTATGGCAGCAACCGCAACGAAGAGTACATCAAAGCCCTGTACGAGCAGTGCAAAAAGTATCCTAAAACCGTAAATACCAAATAGTTATGAATACTATCAAAAACATGAATCGCGAAAATTACCGCGCGGCCCTGGAAGACATCAAGGCCGTCAACGAAATGGGCCTGGACGTGAAGTTCAACGGCATCATCAAGAAGCACGATCTTCACTATGCCACGAAGGCGGCGCTGATCCCGAATCTGGCCGGCGTGGACCTCGACGAAAAGTTCGAAGAGCTCTATAACATCCAGGAGGCCTTCCTGCAGGGCGCCCTCGAAAAGGGCAAGCAGCGCTACATCGCCAATCGCCGGCTCCTGCGTGAACTTGAAAAGGAAAACGCCAAGCTCCGCACCCAGCTCGCAGCTAAAAACGCGTAGAACGCCGGGGTCTCCAACCGGGGGCCCGGGCCCTACATAAAAAGGTTAAAGGTTAATAAAGGGTAACAATGCGTTCGCTGACCATCATCAAAAAAGACGGGAAGCTCGCGACCAGCGAGGCCGATATTCTCCAGGGCATCTGGGGCATGATAGCTCCGCGAGGCAACGGGGAGTATCGGCTGCTGCTGGAAAAAAACACGAAGCGTCGCACCGTGGACCAGAATCGCCTCCTGTGGCTTTGGCTCACGTGCATCGGCGAGGAGACGGGGAACACCCCGCAAGAGCTGCATGACATTTATTGCGCCAAATTCCTGGCAAAAACGGCCCAATTTCGCGAGGAAACTGTGTGGGTGGTCCCTGGTACCTCCGGGCTTAATACCGCGGAATTTGGGGCGTTTCTGGACCGTATCCAGGCTCATGCGCAGACCGAACTCGGGATCACCTTGCCGGGCCCCGACGACGCTACGTTTTCTGATTTTTCAACCTTTTATAGTAGGAGGATTTAGCCATGAAAGATTTGATCATCACCAAGTGGGCACTCGAGGCAGGCGGCGGCAGTTTCGTCGCGGCCTTCGTGCTCGCATACCTCGACCGCGGGGCCGAATGGTTCTGGGCCGAGAATATCATCCCGAATATTGCCGGGTTCCTGAATATCACCGAGAACGAAGTATTGAACACGCTGGAAGGGCTTGAGGCGTCCGGGCTCGTTGAGAGCCGCATCCGCTACGATAACAGGCAGGTATGGCGTTTAACGGACTATGACCATGAGTAAGAAGAAAATTGGACACGTGATAGATTGCCCGTGGATGGTCTATGATCTCCACCTCGACCCGACACGTCGCGCAGTATTCGAGATCGTGTATAGTTTCAGCCGCCACAAAGAGGGCTGCTACGCGTCACACAGTAGCATCGCGGAGCGCGCGTGCATCAGCGTACGGACAGCCGTGGACACCTTGAATAAACTGTCGGATCCCGCGTCCGGCGCCCCGTTTGAACTGTCCACCGGCCTGATTGTCAAGACCACGAAAATGACGGAAAACGGCCCGCGCTGCACGTACCACGCCGCGCCGGAGCTCGTCAAAAAATACGGCTTCTACGACGTTGAGGCAGCTATGCAGAATTCGCATACCCCTATGCAAGATTTGCATACCCCTATGCAGAATTCGCATACCCCCTATGCAGATTCTGCACAGCCTATACCTTATAATACTGCTAAAGCAGTACTTAAGGATAATAAAAAAGATAGTAGAGAGTATAGTAGCGGACCTGCTACTGCAGGTCCTACCGCGAGCGCAGAAGCGCCCGCTCTTGCACCGTCTATTGAATCTCCCTCTCCGGTAGAGGAGCGTTCCTCTTCCCCGGCCCTCGAGCCTACCCTCTTCCAGGAGGATGAAGTCGAAGAGCTCCGGCCCGAAGTCGTGACGCCCGTCGACCTGTCTTCCGCTAAAAACCTCGAGCCCGCCGCAGGCGGAAAAAAGAAAAAAAGTGCCGGCCAAAAAAGAAAAAGTGCCGCGGAGCCGGAGGTGGACTTCTTCGACCGTATCACTATCACGTTCGATGACGTGCCGGAGGATCTGGCCGCGGCGTTCGTGGACCTCCGTCCTAAAAGCGCCAAGAATACGGAGCGCGCGTGGAAGGATGTGGTGTTCGGTGTCAGCAAGGCGCGGGCCCTGGGCTTTACTTCCCAGCAGTTCTTCCATTTTATGGTGTATCACGGCTGGTACGGGTGCAACGCCGGCTACGTGTTCGAGCGCCTGCAGAAGGCCCAGCCGGAGGAGCTGCAAGACATGAGCGTGGAGGAGGCGGTGGCCCAGTTCCAGAAGTCGCAGCCCGCGGCACGTCCCGCCGGCGGCTACAACCGCCCGGCCCCGGCCGCCAAGCCCTCGAAGGTAGAACAGAACACGCAGTCAATGCTCGAGGCTATTGAGATTTTGAACAACAGAGTATAACCCCTTAAAACACACACTATTATGACAGACAAAGAATCGATTGAGGATCGGCAGCGCAAAGATAAGTTTGCCATCCAGCGGCTGGAAGATAACTACGCCGCCTACGTCGCAAAGGGTGTGGGTGCATATCCCACGCATCGCGGCGTTACTATTGACGGACAGACCGTGAACCTCGACCCGCTCGAGGCGGCCCTCCTGCCTATTATCACTACTACCTGCCAGTATTGCGGGCAGACGCCCGGCGGAAAGGACGTGGCGTTTATGGCTCAGGAAGTGGCCAAAACTCTTCGTCGTCAGTATTCTGCGATGCATTTTGACGAGATCAAAGAGGCGTGCGAGATGGGCCGCACCGGCCGGGTGTTCGGCGATTTTTACGGCATTAACGCCAAGACGATCGTGAACTGGGTGGATAGCTATATCGACGACGGCTATCACGCTAGTTATATGCGGAAGTTTCTGGCGACGGCCCCGGTGACGCACCAGGTTGCCGAAAAGTCCCGGGCCGGCATCGAGAAGCTGGCGAAGGCAAACGCCCTGGAGACGGCCTTCCAGAAGTACCAGGCGTTGAAGCGTGGCGAGCGGCTCGAGTCGGACGACCCGGAGGGCGGCATCGACCTGGGTGCCTTCACGAAGCTCAGCCGTGACGGGAAGCCCGGCCGGTCCCCGTTCGATCCCCTTTGGGACCACGACGGCATCAAGGGAATGGAGGGGGCATACGCCCGTGACCTGAACGCCCTGGGCTGGCCCGGCAAAGACCTCAAAGAGATCTTCGAGAACCTGCTGGTGGAGGGCATCACGCACCTGAAAGGGCGTGACGGATATTTGATTCGGAGGGCCTGATAATGAAACACTTAGAGGATTCCCTGCAGAAAAATTGCCTTAAATGGTTCCGCCTGGCGTATCCGCGGGAGCTGCTGGTTCACTGTCCGAACGGCGGCTTCCGGGATGCCCGGGAGGCGGCCAAGTTCAAGGAAATGGGCGTCCGCGCCGGGTTCCCGGATCTTTTCCTCTATCACGCCGCCGGAGGCTTCCACGGGCTGGCCCTGGAGCTGAAAGCCGGCAAAAACAAACAGTCCCCGCTGCAGGTGGAGATGCAGGGCACGCTGGAGGCCCGCGGATATGGATACGTGGTTATCCGTTCCTTCGACGAATTCCGGGCGGCTATTGTGGCGTATATGGCCGGCGACTGGGCCAAAAAGAACGCAAACGCCTAAAACTTACACGAATAGATGTATGTCAAACGCTGCTATTATAGAAGACCTGGCCCGCCGGCGCGTCGTGGAGAATATCTGCGACGGGATCACGAAACGGCCCGGAAGCCCGGACAGCCAGGACCTCGCGCAGCATGTATACGAGATACTGTTGGAAAAGAAAACGGACCTGCATGGGATCGAGAATATTGAGGCATTCGTCAATACGATAGCATACAAACAGTGGAACCTTCAAGGATCGGAATTTTATAGACAATATAGGGAATATGGCATCAGGGTACAAGACATTGACGAAGAGCGAACTGTCCGCACTCTACCGGAAGGCCCGGAAGGACTATATGCCGGATTACGGCCCGTTCCGGGAAGCCAGCGACAGGGCGGAGACGATCCGGCGGCGCATGGCTTCACGCCTGACGGAGACGGAGAGGACGACGTTGATTTTATATGCTGAGTTGGGCAGCCTGCAGAAACTCGCCGTACAGATGGGTGTCAGCAGGAGCCGGATTTACAGAGAGATACAGAATATTAAACGTAAACTGCTATGAAACTGATAGTTAACCTTATTTTGATTGCCGTTATTGCGGTTATCATCATTGACATGAGCGGCATCGTGCCCAGCATCCGGGCGGCGGTGGCGCGGTTCCTGACGAAGCACGGCCGGCCGACGGCGGCGGAAAACGTCCGCATCAAACCGTTCGACTGTTCCCTGTGCATGACGTTCTGGGTGGGACTTGGATTTATGATCGGGTCCCGGTCATTTTCCCTGTGTGGCCTCGCAGTCCTGTGCCTGGTGGCCCTGTCGACGACGATCATCGATGACCTGCTGACGCTGGTCATGGATGCCGCCTCCGCCCTTTTCGGATGGATAGAAACCAAAATAAACAGATAACTATGGCAAAGAAAACTACCACTAAAAAGACGAAGGCCACGGCGGCGCCGCGGTCTATGGCGTTGACGCCTGAGGAGATGGCGGTCCTCGCACCCTTCGAGTGCAGGATGCGCACGGCGATCCGCAGTAAATACGCCCGCAGCATCGGCGTTTACGGCGCGAAGGTCATGAACGGCATTTTGAAGGCCCGCGGCCTGGCCACGGAGCCCGGCGCCGGTTCGTGCGTCGACTGCTCGTACCGCCTGCTCGTGAAGGTGGGCAAGATGTACTTCGAAGCAAAAGAGGCCCAGGCCTCGCAGGAATAGAAAGGGCGCAATTTAGATATAGTAAATAGTTGACACGTTCCGAAAAGCGCCCCGGGACAAACCGGCCTCAAAACGTCTAACTAAACTTTTTTCTACTAACACTGACTGACGGGGACTGCAGAACGAGGCCCAGTTCCCCCGAAGTCAAAAATATTAAAAACATAAAACGCTATGTATCAGAGAATTGCTATAGAATTGTTGGAGGCCAATACCGGGCAGATCAAGGGGCTCCCGAAGAATCCGCGCAAGTGGAGTGAGGAGGACCTGCAGGACCTGGCCGACAGCCTGAAAGAGACGCCGGAGTTGTATGAGGCCCGGCCGTTGCTGGTAACGCCCCGCAAGGGGAAGTATGTGGTGCTGGGCGGCAATATGCGCCTGGCCGCGTCACTGTTGAATGGTGACACGGATGCGCCGTGCTGGGTGTACGAAGAAAAGACGCCCGTCGAGAAACTGAAAGAGATCGTCCTGAAAGACAATGCTTCGTTTGGTGTGTGGGACACGGCGGAGTACGTCAAGGACTGGAACTGGGCCCCGGCCAAGAAGTGGCATATTCCCGACTTTGGTGTCGTTGAAGATCCTGAGGGGAAGGAATCGCACAGTAACAGCCGCGCCGCCGGCACGGGTGACGTAGACAGCTCGTTCGCGTATGCTATCAAGATTGAGTTTGAAACCGCCGAAGAGCAGCTGAAAGTGTTTGACGAAATGCAGGCGCTCGGCTATAAAGTGACCGTGATATGATAAATTTTGGCCTGGGTTATATGGGCTCGAAGAGCGTTATCGCACGGGACCTTATCAAGCTGATCCCGTCCGGGGAGCGCTTCGTCGACGCCTTCGCCGGCGGGTGTGCCATGACGCATGCCGCGCTGCTGGTGGGACGCTGGCCGAAGGTCCTGGCCAATGATATCGTGGAGGTCCCTGAGTTTTTCGTGAACGCCGTGAAGGGACAGTACCGGGACGAAACGCGCTGGATCTCCCGGGAAGACTTTTTCAAGCTGAAAGATACCGATCTGTTTGTCCGCTACTGCTACAGTTTTGGTAATGACGGGCAGACGTATATGTATGACGCTAAGTTGGAACCCTATAAGAAGGCCTGCCACTATGCCGTCGTTTTCGACGACTGGGCGGACTTCATGCGTTTGTGTCCGGAGGTATATGCCACGGCGAAAGCCGCGCTGGAAGGCAAGACAGATACCCAGGCCCGCCGCCTGGCATTCGGCCCCGCTATCGTCAGGAAGCTCCGCACGATGGACTGCCGGATCATCAAGGCGAACCCTCTGTATAATAGCTGCCATAAGTATTTAGGCGGAAAGCCGGGCCTGCATTCGCCCGTCGGAGCGAGCCTCGAACGCCTCGAACGCCTCCAAAGCCTCGAATGCATCCCGGAACACTCGCTTGAGGCCCGCCTGGGTGACTATCGGAACCTGGAAATACGCCACGGTGACGTGATCTACTGCGACCCGCCCTATAAGGGGACCGAGGGCTATAACGGCAAGGGCTTCGACCACGAGGCTTTCTATGGCTGGGCCGCGGCGCAATCCGTACCGGTGTATATATCTGAGTATTGGATGCCGGACGACATGTTTATGTGCATCTGGGAAAAGAAACGTTCCTCACGTTTCTCGCACAAGGGGACGGAGGGGACGGCCGTCGAGAAACTGTTTGTACCACGAAAACGCAAATAACTATGAAAACGAAAACCCGCTACTTCTATCGCGTGACCTGGCTGCAGGTGGAGACGACTGGCATCTATCCTTTTATGGAGGAGTATGGCAGCCGCCTGTTTGCCAGGATCCGCCGCTGGTCCCTGCGTCGCTCGAAGGGCGTCGAGAATGTGAACCTGTACAAGATTATCGTAAACGAATAGCCATGAAGCGAATCCCGGCATTTAGTGACCTCGTAGTCCATGACAATACGTGGCGTTGGGGACGGTCCCAGGATCTGGTCCTGGCCGGCGGGGCCGCAATCGTCTCCGTCAGCGTCGAGAAAGAGATCCCGGACCGTGCCTGGGTGTCCGGCCTGTCGGTGTGCGCGCCGTCGCGTCGCAAGGGGCTCGGGAAGCTCCTGCTCAATGAGGCGACGGTCCGCGCCTCGCGTATGGGTGCTAAAACAGTATGGCTCCGCGCCGATCCTGACAGCTGGCTCCCCGGCTGGTATGAGCGCCACGGCTTCAAGAGACATTCCTTCGATGAGGATGGATATTTATTTATGTACAAATACCTAAACAATTAAAAATCATACAGTTATGAAACAGAAAGAACCTGAGAAAAACCAGATCCGCCCGGGCGTCCGCGCCGCCGTGGCAAACGCTATCATGCAGTCCCGCCAGCCCCGTACCACGCTGGAACGCCTGCAGAAGGAACAGGGGCCGCTCACTGACGAACAGAAGGCCCAGGCTGAAAAGGCTGCCGCTGATGCGAAGGCCAAGATCGACGAAGCCCTGAACGAACTGGCCATGGAGCAGGCACACCGCGAAGGCACGAACGTCTTCGACGTCGCCGCCCGCTACTCCCCGGTTTACAAGCTGGAAAAGAAAGACGGCAAGCAGGTGGCCCGCCTGACGCTGGAACCCCGTCAAAAATCGACGAACGCCCCCGCTCCCGTACCGGAAGCCGACAACAGGGCAAAGCGTCGCAGAGAGGCTAAAATGGCCGCTAAAATCAAAACCATAAACTTCCGAAAAGATGGCTAAAGTACAACGTAGCGAAAAACAGGTGGAGCAGGTGGAAAAACATCTGCTCCCCAATCGTTTTCAGAAGGGGGAAACCAGCGGCAAAGCAGCGGCCGGACAACTGGGTGGTGTCGCATCCGGGGTGGCGAAGCGCCAGCGCAAGACCTACCGGGAGATCGCACAGGCCCTCCGGGACGAAAAGGTCGAGGTCAAGATGCCGGACGGGACGAAGCAGAAAATTTTTCTCGACGAGGCGGTGATCCTGGGCCTCTATGCCAAAAGCATGAAGGGCGACCATAATGCCGCCAAGCTGCTGCTGGAGATCCAGGGCGAGTACCAGAACACCCTCGACCTGACGGGCAGCCTCGAGGCCCCGGCCGTGATCGTGGGTAACGACGAGACCGCGGTGAAGCTCCGGGCCATCCTGGACCGCAACAAAGCCGCCGAAAAGAAGGGCTAACCAATGGAAACGACGGGGACCTTTGCGAAGCTGGTGGATGCGTGGGCACTGGACCCGCGCTATATAGACGACCGGGGCGGGACGCGCTCCGGGAAGACCTATTCCGCCCTCCAGCTGCTGACACTGGTCGCCATGTCGGACCAAATACCCACAATCACCAGTATCGTATCGGAGACGCTGCCACACCTGAAAAAGGGCGCTATCCGTGACTTTAAGGACATCCTGGGCGCTGAGCACTGGTGGAACCTCAAACGGTGGAATGCCTCCGAAAACTTCTATACGTTCCCGAACGGCTCCATCATGGAATTTTTCAGTGCTGACAGCCCGTCGAAGGTCATGGGCCCCGGCCGTCACCGCCTCTTCCTAAATGAGGCGAACCATATAGGCTGGGAGACGGCCCGCCAGCTCTTCGTCCGAACGCGAGGCATCATCATCTACGACTACAACCCCGCCGGGGAATTTTGGGGCACGGACCCTGAAATATGGAAGACGCGCCCGGGCCGCGTGTCTATCAATAGCACGTACCTGGACAACCAGTTCCTATCCCCGGAACAGGTGGCAGAGATCGAGGCCAACAAAGGCGACAAAAACTGGTGGAACGTGTACGGCCTGGGCAAAATGGGCCGCCTCGAAGGCCTGGTCTACAACAACGTCGAACTGATAGACGAAATGCCGCCCGTGGGTAACCTCCGGGAGTGCTACGGCCTGGACTACGGTTTCAGCAACAGTACAACGTCCCTGGTGCATCTGCTTATTGACGAAGGGCGCCGCCGCATCTACGTGGATCAAATTATCTATCAGAAGGGTATCATCAACAGTGATATCGCCGAGCTGATGAAGGCCGCCGGGGTCCCGAAAAAGTCGGTCCGCGCGGTCCCCATCTACGCGGATGCCGCGGAGCCGAAGAGCAATGCCGAACTGTGCCGGTACGGGTGGAACGTCCTGGGCTGCGACAAAACGAACGACAGTGACCGCCACAACCCTATCACGGCGCAACTGGGCATGATAACCCCGTATACGATCTGCATCACGAAGCGCTCCGTCGAGACCAAAAAGGAAATCGACGGCTATATGTGGGCCACGAACCAGGCCGGGGAGCGCCTGAATGTCCCCGTGAAGGTCAACGATCACAGTATGGACGCACTGCGCTACGGCGCTTATAGTGAACTATTTAGCAACAAAAATAAAGGCAAATATCATGTTTCAATTCATTAAAAACCTCAAGTGGCAGAAGACGAAGCGTCAGTATGCCACGGCGCATGACAGCGAAATCGCACGCGGCTGGGACGGTCTGAGCCTCCGCCGCTTCTATGCTATCCGGGACCTGGAACCCGGGGATGACAATGACCTACAGGTGACCTCGATCCTGTCCGGGATCCCTGTCGAGGATTTGGAGGCTATGCCTATAGCCGACTATTTGGAAATCAAAAGCAAGGTGGCCTGGGTGAAAAACGAGCCCATGCCGGACGTGCATGAGCGCACCCGCTACGTCATCGACGGCCCTGGAAAATTCTGGGCGTTCCGTGTTGAACTCGATAATAGCAAGTGGGCCGCCGGGCAGTATGTTGACTATCAGCGGCTTGCGCCGTTTACGGACACGCCTGAAGATATGGCTGCAGTGCTTTGCTGCTACCTTATACCGGTGGGACATGAATACGGTAAAGGATACGAATTTGACGAACTGAAGGCATACCTTGTTGACAACTTTCCAGCCCTTGACGCTTTTGCCCTTCACAATTTTTTCTTGCATCGGTCGCTCGGTTTAATCTCCGGTACAAAAACCTCCTGGGTATTGGTGCGGGCGACCAGGACGCTGAAAAAGAAGGTGATAATGATGAGGAATCTTCTGTGGCTTCGGGCTTTAACGAAAAATGGGGTTGGGAAAGCATCATCGATGCCGTGGCCGAAGAGCAGGGGCTTTCGTGGCAACAAACATTTAGTCTGGGAATTGTCGAGGTTTTCAATACGTTAGCCTATATCAAGGACAAACACGAGGAGCAGAAACGACAGCAGGAAATATGGAAACGAACGCATTGATATTGCCGCGCACCGTCGCAACCCTGGAAGCCTACAGTAAGGCCGTGGCGGCGCTATACCGGCGCAAGCTGCTGGATCGTGACAAGGTCACGAAACTGTCCGGCAAGCTCACGAACACCATCCGGGCGCTGGTCACTACCAACGGGCACGGGTATGAGGTTTCCCTGTCCCTGCAGGACTATTGGAAATACGTGGAGGGCGGATCGAAGGGACGCTTTACCAGCCCGCCCGGGGCCGTCTATCCGGCGCACTGGCCCCCGACGGCCGCCATCGAGGAGTGGATCAGGGTAAAGCCCGTAATCCCGTACCCGGATAAAAACGGCAAGCTCCCCTCCGAACGGTCCCTGGCCTTCCTGATCGGGCGCAAGATCGCCTTCCACGGCATCGAACCTGTCCCGGCCCTGGCCCAGACCATCGAAGAGTTGAACGGGCGGTGGCTGCCCATGATAGAGGCGGCCTTCGAGGCGGACGTGGAGGCCTACGCCGATGAGCTGATAACCATGGCCGCGGAAGACGTCACGCCGCGGGCCTTCGAGGGCTAAAAAAACGACACGCCGAAAAAGTACACGAATAATAAATGACCTGAGTATGGCACAGAACGTACAACCTATCTGGAAGGACCTCAAATATACCTATCCCGGAACGCCGGCCCCTGACTACCTGGACTACATCCTCCGCCGTGACTCTTCGACGGGGGAGATCATTTTCACGGGCCGGGCATACAAGCGCCCCGGGGAGACGACACTGTCTTTCTCCGTCAATAGTATCGTGGCATCCTTCCTGCGTAACGAGTTCCCTTTCTCCATCATCCCGGCGTCGCGGCCCGCGTCCACTCTCGTCGACACCGCTGACACGGAGGGCGCAATGTCAGTATGGATCGCCGTTAAAACACCGAATAGCACTGCATACGGCAGTTATTCGGAACTGGGGCTATTCCAAAACGACTGGTCCTATTACGGCGGGAAATACTACTCCGGGCGGACTACCGAATCTACCTGGGGCAGCCGTTCGATCTTCATCAAGCCGGACGCCGGCCTGACGCTCCCGGATCTCGTGTATATCCTGGACTGGCGCCTGCCCTTTGTGCGCACTACCTGTGACCAGACCCTGCAGAAAATGATCAACAATGTAGTGTGGCACGGCACGGAGGCCGCATCCGCATCCGGGCAGTTTACGCAGCCCGACGGGGAGTTCGCCATCTATCGCCGCGGGGACACGTGCTTCCGCTACGTCCTGTACTTCCTGAGCGCCTTCGGTGGCTGGTCCTTCACCTACCTCGAAGCCGTCACCCCGGAGCAGAATTATGACCGCAAGACCGCCAAACGCGTCTACGATAGTTCGGACCTGAAGGCGCGCGGCATCCAGAACTACATCAACGAAGTGGCCTGCCGCTGGAAGGCAAAATCCCCGTACCTTATTGACAGTCAGGCCGCAAAGATGTGGCACGTGACGGGCACCACGTCCGCGTACCTCTTCGACATGGAGACGGGCACCTGGACCCCCGTCAACGTGGAAAACTCTTCTTGGGACGGCAGGACCTACCGTAACCAAGGCGCCAAGCGCGTCCGCTATGATATCACACTGACACTTGCACAAGACCGGCTTCGCCGCCTGTAATACCATGCGCAGAAACATCGAACTTTATATCAACGATTCCCGGGTGGACCTCGACAGCGAGGCCCTGATCCTCTTCAACTACCGATTCGAGGATCTGAGCAACCCGACAATCGTCAAAAACTCTTATAGTCAGAACATTACGCTGAAAAACACCGATACGAACAACCGCATTTTCGGCGCATTTTTCCGTTCGGACCGCATGATCGCCGGGCCGCTCTTCGATCCGAAGCGCAAGGTCCCGTTCAAACTCTTTGACGGCGGGACGCTGCTGGAAGCGGGATACGCGAAGCTCGAGCAAGTGGTTACGAAAAACGGCGTGGCACACGAATACAAAGTTGGCCTGTACGGGGGCCTGGGCTCTTTCTTCTACGCCCTGTCCTACGATGAAAACGGCAACAAACGCACCCTCGCGTCCCTGGATTACGGCCGGAACATCGGATTTACCATAAACGCCGCCACTGTGGCGGACGCGTGGAGCACCCTGCAGCCCGGGCCGTATACGGGTGCAAACAAGTGGGATATTGTGAACTTCGCGCCCTGCTACAACGGCATCCCGACGGACGACTTCGACGCGGACAAGATGATTGTGAAGGTCGACGAAGTGGGCCTCCCCGCCACGCGCCAGGAGGGTGACAACACGTACCGGGCATACGAAAACATGTCTCTCGTGAAGCTGGGCCGCCAGGTCAACGAATGGGAGGCGCATGACCTACGCAGTTACCTGCAGCGGGCCGTGCTCCGTTTCAGGGCCGTCCTGCAGGCTATTGGGGACCCGAACCAGAACGGCGGCTTTCTGGTCGCCGTGGATTCGACTTTCTTCAACGACGATAACCCCTACTACAATGACCTGTGGATCACGCTGCCACAGATCCACAAGCTCAATGGCCTGAGTGAGGGTGACACCGGCACGTTCACGTTCCCGGCCGGCGGCGGTGACATCCATTTGAATTCCGCCGTGGAGCTGGGCATCCCCTTCGGTACCGAGGTCACGGCGGAGGTGGGAGTGCAGATAACCATGGAGCCCGCGACGGATCCCTCCGGGGACGTGCTATACGGCTCCGCCATGGACGGCACCACGGCCCGGTCCTACGCCTGGCTCCTGCAGGTCATCGGATATGACAGCAACGGCGCCGCGGTCGCCGGCTCCTCCGTGGAACTGCTGCAAACCGCCGTCAATGGCACGCGCTACGATGCGCAATGGGTGGCCCAGGAGATAGGGTACCGGCCCGCCTTTAACGGCGGCTTTGACGTCATCAATATGGCCGGACAGTGGGAGCGCACCGGGACCGGCTGGGTATGGTCCCGGAACTTTGGCGCTACTATCAAGGCGGCAAACCTGTCGCGCCTGGAACTGGTCGCGGTCCCTGTCTACATCATCGACACTGCGACGGAGGCCCCTGTGGTCCTGGAACCCAATAACATGGCTTACGGATACGAAAACCAGGCGGACGCCCAGGGCACTGCCATCCGCGTCGACGGCATCGGCGTGGAGGGCGTCACCGGCGCGAACACGTACGAATATGACGCAGCAACCAGCGTGCGATCCAATAGTAAGATCACCCAGGAGGCGCTACTGGCTACTGAGCACACGCCGGCTGAGTACCTGCTTACGTTCGCGAAGGTATTCGGCCTGCAGTTTATGATAGACCGGGAGGCAAAAGTGGTGACTATCATGACGCGCGACACGTTCTTTGCCGAATACGCAAACGACGTCATCGATCTGACGGACCGCGTGGACCGCTCGAAGGACATCACCGTCTCCCCGTTCCTGTTCGACACGAAGTGGCTGGAACTGGCCTTCGAGGCGGATCAGATCCAATTCGCAGAAGAGTACCTGAACGCCTACGGTCGCAAGTATGGCGCGGCCCGCATCGACACGGGCTTCGAGTTCAACAGTGAGACGAAGGATCTGTTGGAAGGCATCGCCGCGACGGGCGGCGTGGAGGTCCTGGAACGCTCCAAAATGTTCAACAATGTAACGGAGAATGGCAAGCCCGTCCCGTCCGCGTTCCTCGACGCCGGGGAGTTCACACTGTACAAAAATGCCGTGCCCGGGGACGGCAAGTCCTATCCGCTGCCGATCCCTACAAGCGCCGCGGCCGTGGACTACTGGAACGACACGTATCCCGGCTACGATGAGTACAGCAAGCCGCAGTTCCACGGATCGGACCAAAAGGAGCTCGACATCCGTGACACGTTCCTGCTATTCAACGGCAAGGTTTATCAGGACGCCAAATACTCCCGGCTCCGCCTGACCGACGACGATCAGTATATGGCGGTCCTAAATGATAACACGCCCTGCTGGCACGGCGGGACGTTCGGAGTGTCGTCCCCCGTGACTTATTATCCAATGTTCGGTCGCTACGCCTGGGCAGGGGCCAAAATCGTGCGCTCCCTGGACTTTTCTATGCCGGCTGAGATAGATATCCCCGGAGTGGGATTCGAGGCGGATGCGGGCATCTATGAGCGCTACTGGGCGCGCTTCCTGTCCGGGCGCTACGATGACGACGCGAGGGTGATGAAATGCAGCGTGGACCTGTCCGGCCTGCAGGTGGATGCGGAGCTGCTGCGCCACTTTTTCTACTACGACGGGGCCATCTGGTCCCTCAATGCTATTGAGAATCACAGCGTTACGACCTTCGATCCCACGAAGTGCGAATTCGTGAAAGTACTTGATATTCAAGACTATACAAACGGTCAGGAATCCGGGGGCAGTGGAATCACGGCAAACCCGGCCTCCGTCAACCTGGATCCATACGGCGGCTCCGCCGTCATCAGTGTCAACGCGCAAGGCGCCTGGACCGTCGCGGCATATGACCTGCAGGGCGTCACCCTGTCCGCCAACAGCGGGACGGGCCCCGGGCAGATCACTGTCACGGCCCCGGAAAACCCGGGCACGGCGCTGGCCGGGCGGCTGGTGTTCACGCTTACGGAGACCGGCGACACGGCGACCGTGCAGGTGTCGCAGGGCCTACCGGGGGAAGAGGGTGTGTCGCCGCTCTCTCTACGCTTTTCCGCCCCGGGCAAACTGTGGCGCGACGCGCCCTTCGAGAATTTTGTCCCGGGCGTCCCCCAGTATGTATACGGATCCTACGATCTCGCCGTGACCATCGGAAACCCCGCGACGACGTGGCGCGTCACTTCGAAGCCGGCCTGGGTGAATCTTTTCCGGGACGGGGTGCAGCTGGCCGTCAACGCCGTGCAGTCCGGGAACGCGACGGTGCAGGCCGTGGCGGACGAAAACTACAGCCGGACCGAAAAGACCGGGACTATCGTCTTCGAGTTCACTCACGGGAATGAGGTGACGACGTTCACCGTCAACGTCCTGCAGCAGTCCGACGAATGGTCCCTGCTCCGTATTGAACCGTATCCGGGAGCCACTGCCGCAATGGACGGCACGAACGCAAAGATTGGCGCCTCCGGCACGTTCTGTACGTACTATCTCTATACGAATGTGACGCGGTTTATCGGCATGGAGATCGAAAACATCCTGATCGCAAACCAGTACCTAAATTACCCGACGGAGTCTATCACCCGGAACGACACTTTGATCGATGACGGCATGTATTCCACGGGAATAGTCGGGATCGCTGACTACAAGATCGCAGCCTCAAAGGAATTCTCCTGTTCCCCTGCCTCTATCGGAGGCCTGGGACGCTCGAAGCGCGAGGTGCTGGTGGACGGCGAATATGTGTTCTACGATACTTTGTACCTGTGCCCTACGCCTGCCTCCATAATCCCGTATCTGCTTATCAGTCAACAAACTGCGAACATCGGTCCGGACGGCTCCGTCAATATTGACCTGGGATCTAATTCCGCCTGGGCGGTGTGGCAGTCCGATCTCTATGACGCCCGGCTTTTGCAGACGTCAAACGTGGAGGTCCCGCCGGCGGGTGCGAGCTACTATGAAGGGAACTGGCCCTGGTGGGGCGTCGGTGGGACGAACGCCGTGCGCATCCAGGCGCTGCCGAACTATACGGGGGCGGTCCGTGACCTCCGGGTGACGTTCTTCACCCTCGACGCGGATATCCCCAACGGGCAGGAGATCCAGGGCGGCGTCCTGACGTCGCTGGTCCTGCATCAGGACTACGTCCGCTGGAGTGTGGACCAGCCCGCCGTGCAGCCCGCGGCCGGCGGAACCGTCTACCTGACCTTCAACTCGAATCTGGATAACCCGTCTCTTCATATGCAGCGCATGAGCGGCGTGTCTTCGGAGAGCTGGTGTGTCGTGACGCCGGAGACGGGCTCCTCTTATTCTAGTTCCGTATATCTGACCCTCGCGCCAAACACTACCGGCGCCCAGCGTTCCTGCACGGTGACAATCCACAATGCCGATACGAATACCGATCAAACAATAACCATAACCCAAGATGCTTAAAACGCTATGGCAGAGGAAATTACCAAAATATTGACTATTGAGACCGGGAGGAGCTTTAACAATATCAAGGCGCTCCGGGCCGAAATTCGTGAACTTAATCAAGTAGTCGAGACGGGAACGAAACTGGTCGCGGACGAAAACGGCGAGCTGCAGGAGGTCGCCGTCACTTCCGAAGAGTATGACAAGGCGGTCCGGCAGCTGGCTGAGGACAAACGTACCCTCGCGGACGTCACGAACCTAAACCGCAATGCCTGGAACCAGGAGGCGGACAGCGTGGACCGTTCCGCCAAATCGTACCAGCAGCTACAGGCGGAGATGCGCCGGCTCCGGGTGGAGTGGCGCAATACGTCGAATGCGGATGACCGCAAGCGCATCGCCGGGGAGATCAATGATATTACTAACCGCCTGAAAGAGATGGACGCCGAAACGGGCTTTTACCAGCGCAACGTCGGTGACTACTTCAATGCCATACAGCGGGGCCTCGCGGGGCTCCCCGGCCCCCTGAGCAAGGTAAATGCCGCCCTGGGTACGAACGTCAATCTTGTGAAACAGATCGTCACTTCGCCGATACTGGGCGTCCTGGCCCTGATAGGCGTGGCGCTTGCCGGCCTGGCCAAGGCGTGGAAGGATGCTAACGAAAGGATAGCCGAAAACGAGGATGCATCCCGGGCCGCCGCGGAAGCAATGGACCGCGCCGCGGCCGTGGCTGACATTTACACAAAGAAGCTCGACGAAATGGGCGAGACGGTTGCGAAGGTAAAAGCGTGGTGGGCTGAACTTACGGGCGGCGTAAAGGTATTCTTCGCAACTCTACTGGGTGAAATTTCGCAGGCACAGGGCGTATTTGATTTTCTTCACAGGCTGGTCGACGGCCTGCATGACGCCGCGAACGCGGCAACCTTTGCAAGTCAGGATGCGAAAGCCGAGATCGAAGAGCAGACGAAACTGGTCGAGAAGGCCCGTTTGGCACAGAACGCCTATACGGATGCGTACCGGGAAAGCGTCAAAACACAGGCACAGCTCAATAAGGAAATAGCAGAAGCCCGGCGTATCGCCGCGGACGGCGACGAGGATACCGAAAAGCGGCTCAATGCCGTGAACCTGGCTATCGCCAAGACCAATGAATTGTCCGAGGAACGTATCCGCCTGCAAAAGCTAAGAATCGCTTATTTGCAGGCAGAGGCGGCCCGCACGGAAAATAGTACGGAGACCAAAAACAAACTGGCTGAGGCTGAGGCAGAACTGGTAAATATCGAGGCCCAGGAAGAGCAAGGCTTGCGCCGTCTTGTGGCGCAGCGTGCCAAGCTGAATGAGGAACACCAGAAAGAGATTGACGCCTTCGAGGACCGGAAAGAGATCGAAGCGTACGACGCTGAGCAAGCCGCGGAAGCCGCCCGTCTTATGGAGGAAAACGGCGTCCGCCGTGTCGAGATCGAAGATGCGACGACGGCCGCTATCGTGGCCGGGGCGAAGGAACGTATCGGCGCCATGGAGCTGGAAAACTGGAAGGCGGAACAGAACCTGAAAGAGGAAAAGAGGCGCACGGCGGCCAAGAAGCAGCTATTTAGCACCTACGGCGACGCAGTCAGTAGCGTCATGGGCAGTATCGCGGACATGCTGGAAAGTTCATCTGATGCGGACGAAAAGACCACGAAGCAGGTGAAGGCCCTCCGTATCGCCTCCGCCATAATTGACACCATATCCGCGGCCGTGTCGTCCTACAACGCAATGTCCGGCATCCCATACGTCGGTCCGGCCCTGGGCGCCGCGGCGGCTGCATCCGCCACTGCCATGGGACTGGCCAATATAGCCAAGATCCGTTCCACGAATGTCAGTAAGAATGACAGCACCGGCGGCGGATCGGCCGGGAACAGCACACCCACTATCACGGCCCCGCCGGCCGTTGTCCAGGAGGTCCCGGTAACGCGCACCCTGACCGGCGCCAGTGAGGCCCAGGCCGTGAACCAGGCCCCGGCGAAGACCAAAGTAGTGCTGGTAATGAGCGAGTTAGAGGCCAAGCAGGGGGAGATCGCATCGAAGCAAGTTGAAACAACTTTTTAGAATTTTACACGAATAGGAAAAGATACCAGAATGCCTAAACAGAAAACTATAGGGGGCATCCCCGTATATTCCGCCATTATCGGGAGCGATAATGACGGAATGCTTTGTATAAGCCTGGTCGACGCGCCCGCCGTAGAGAGCAATTTTGAGGCATTTGACGCGCAGAAGGTCGCGGTCAAGTATTCTGTCGAGGATGAGGAGAAACGCCTGATTTTGGGCGTCGTGATGCGCGCAGGGTTCCCTATTTACCGGCGCGACGAAAAGGCCGGCGAATACTATATCGTCTACGATGCTGAGACGATCCGTAACATGGCCCAGAAGTACCTCGCGGAAGACCGCGCGAACCTGATAAACACCATGCATGAAGGGGCCCCGGACGTGCAGGGCGTGGAGCTGGTGCAGTGGTTCCTGAAAGACAGTGCGAAGGGTATCGTCCCTGAGGGATTCGACGACATCAACGACGGATCCCTATTCGCCGAATTCCATGTCACGAATGACGACATCTGGGCGGCTATCAAAGACGGCACCTACAAGGGCTTTTCGCTGGAAGGACTTTTCACCCTGGAGCCCGTGACGCTGCAGAAGCAGGAGCCGGCGCCCGTGATCGAACAACCGCAAATATTTAATAAACTCAAAACAACTATGGGAAAACGTATCAAAGCCATTTTTGCTGCCTTCGCTGCCATGCTGGTAGCCATGGGCAAAGTCGCCACCGACAAGGGCATCCTGTCCTACGACGGTGACGAAGAATTGAAGGCCGGCGACGCCGTCAAACTGGACCAGGAAGACGGCACCCAGGTCGACGCGCCTGACGATATCTATACCACTGACGACGGGAAGAAAATCACCGTCAAAGAGGGTAAAGTAGAGAGCATCGAAGATCCTGACGCGGAGGTCGCGCCGGAAGACCTCGAAAAACAGGCCCCCAAAGAGGTGAAGGCCGCCGAGGAACCCGCCGCCGAAGAGACCGGATCCGATCGTAGCCTGGAAGAGCGCGTCGACATGATCGAAAAGGCCGTGAAGCGCATCGCCGACTATTTTGGAATGGTCATCATCGAACTGAAAAAGACCGACGCCAAAGTGGTCGAACTGAGCAAGCAGCCCGCCGCCGCCCCTGCCACGAAGGACACTCCGGCCGTGGAGCAGAAGCTGGAAAAGACCGGCGATCCCGACATGGATCATCTCCGCGAGGTCATGACCGCCAAGAAAACCCGGCTTTCTAAATAACTAACTGAAACTTAAACATTTAAAAACTTACAACTATGCCTAAACCTACCAACATCATCACCACTACTCTCCCGGAGTATGTTGACCAGAATCGCATCCCCCTTATTAGGGAGGTCGTTCTCGAGGGTTTCGTCCTCGATCACCTGTCTCTGCAGACCGGCATCAAGTCCAAGGCGAAGATCAACTATATGAAGGTCGACACCTTCCTGCAGGACGGTTCCACCTGTGGCTTCAACGCCATGGACACCCACGAGCTCACCCAGCGCGAAATCGCCGTTTCTGAGATCAAAGTGAACGGCGAGATCTGCCCCAAGACCCTCCTGGGCAAATGGGCTGAGTATGAGGTCCGTACGAGCGCCATCGACGAGGCTGAAAAGATGCCGTTCGAGGAGTTCATCGCCGAAATGGTCGTCGCCGACGTCCGCGCGAAACGTGACCTCGCCATCTGGCAGGGTGACACCGACATCGTGCCGACTGAGGGTAACAGCGCCGAGTACGCCAAGAGCCGCTTCGATGGCTTCCTGAAACTCGCTTCCGAAGAGGAGGATACGATCAAGCTTAACATCGCAGCCGGCGCATCCGGCTACGCTATTGTCAAGGCCGTCATCGCGTCCATCCCTGAGCGCTGGCGTCAGGAGTCGAAGGTCTTCGTCTCGCCGCAGGTCTTCTTCGCCTTCACCATGGATATGGTCGAACGCAACTTCTACCATTATAACCTGGGCAACGAAGCTCCGAAGGAACTTACCTTCCCGGCATCCAGCGTTCGTGTCATCGAGCAGCGTGGCCTCGCCGGCACCCTGAATGTGTACGCGTCCCAGACCGAAAACATGTTCTATGGCACGGACCTGAAGGACGACATCGAAGAGATCAAGATCTGGTTCTCCGATGACGACGACGTGTGGCGCTACAAGGTGCAGTTCACCGCGGGCGTGCAGGTCGCCTTCCCGGACCGTGTGGTCCTCGCCACCCTGGCTGAGAATCCTGACGCCACCGGCGGCGCCTCCATCGCTGAGAGCGTGGCCAAGATCGCCGAGAACACCGGCAGCACCGGCGGCATCGTCACCAAACTGGGTGACATCGCTGGAAACACCGGCGCTGAGGGCGGCATCGTAACCAACCTCGCGGCCATCGCCGAAAACACCGGCGAAGACGGCGCCCTCGACAGCGGCCTGCAGGAGATCTCCGAGAGCATCGCCGGCAGTGACACCCCTGACCCCGAACCGGGCCAGTAGCAGAAACGAAGCACGGGGCGGCGGCCTGCAAAGCACCGCCCCAAAGTGCTTTAATTGTCTAACCTAAAACCAATTACGAATATGCCTTGCACCCAAACCCTCGCTGGAATCGAGCGCGACTGCAACCCGAACCGCGGCGGCGTGTCGGAAGTGATGCTCGCCATCAAAGACGACATTGAATCCATCACCCTGACTGACGGAAAGGTAACGGTCATCACCATGAAGACCGGGAAACAGTTCTATCGGTATTATCAGGCTCCCCAGGTCGCACACCTGGATGAAGAGGCGAATATCGATCAGGCATCTGAGGCCCGCGGTGTGACGCAAACGCTTTACCTGCAGCTCAATCGCATGAGCACGGCAAAGCGTATCGAGTTCAACGCCCTGCTGGTCAACGAGTTGGTCGGTATCGTCAAGGACGCCAACGGCGTCTATTGGCTCGCCGGAGACCTGAATGACCCGCTGCTGGCTTCCGCCGGCGCCTCCGCTACTGGCACGGCCCGCACCGATGCGAACAATTACAACGCGACGCTGACGGCCCAGACGGCCGAAAGCCACCCCGAAGTGTTGGCAAGCATCGTCGACGCCCTGCTGGTCCCGTACGTCCCCCCGACGCCCCCGGAAAACACCGAAGAGCACTAACACTCCAATCACACCTATTTTGACGGCGGGAGCCCTGTAACGGGGCCCCCGCTTTCATTTGGAACACTTTCTCGAATTTGTACACGAATAGATAGAAAAACATATTGAATTTGTTATGATTTACCTGCAAAATAACCCCGACAAGCAGCAATATGTGGACATCCCGACATCGAAGGCCGTAGACGGGGCGTTTTATCTTTTGCTCTATTCGACAGTGGACCGCCGCGAAGTTTACCGCGCGCTACGATACGGAACCGGGAAGCGCCTGAGTGTGAATGTGAACGTGCGCATCCCGGCCGGCCTGTCGGACGGGGAATACGAATATCAGGTCACGGTGAAGGGCGTCACCACCGACAGTGGCGTGGCGGTCCTGGGCCAGTATGAGACCGAAAAACAGTATCGTGAATCCTTTGAGTATAAGCAATATGGAGAGCAAGAATGAGCTTAAATGCGTAGCTGTCAAGCTGATAGCACAAGACAGTTACATCGAAACGCATATCATCGAACCCACGGAGGTGAAGGGACGCAGCGACATGATCCTCTGGGGGAAACGGAATGATTACCCCTGCTACCTGTCCGAACTGTACGGCGACGTGACGACGCTCCGCTCCATCGTGAACGGCGTCATCGACTACGTGGCCGGGGACGCCGTGACCCTGTCTATTGAGCTCCCTGTGGGCCCTGGCATGGCAAACGAGGCGCAAACAGTATTTGACCTGATACAAAACCTGTCCAAACAACTGGCCATGTACGGCGGCTTCGCCCTGCAGGTTATCCGGACGAAGGACGGCGGCATCCACTCACTCTACTGCCTGGACCTGAAAAACATCCGAACCAACAAAGACAATAGCGTCTTCTGGTACGCAGAAAAGTGGGACGGCCGGAAGGAAAAAGCGAAGGAATATCCGAAGTTCATCCCGGGGGCAAAAGACCAGCCCACGGGCATCGTATATGTCAAGCGCGCCACGGATACGGGCGTCTATCCCGCTCCCCTGTGGGCCGCTTCCACGAAGGCCGCCGAGATCGAACGCTGTACCGATATCTATCACCTGAATGCCATCAACAGTGGCTTCGAGGGATCCGCCGTGATCAACTTCAATAACGGCGTGCCGGACGAAGACACCCGCAAAAAAGTGGAAAAAGAGGTAAATGAAAAATTCGGCGGCTACCAGAATGCGGGGCGCATGGTCATCAGTTGGAATGACGCCGTGACGAACAAGACGACCATCGATCCCTTCAAGACGGAGGATTTCGGGGCCAAGTATGAGAGCCTGGCAAAATGGTCCCGGCAGCAACTGTTCACGGCGTTCCGTGCAAACCCGAATCTATTCGGCATCGGTACCGAAAACACGGGCTTCAACCAGGAAGAGTACGAAAGCGCCTTCAAACTGTTCAATCGCACCACTATCAAACCGTTCCAAACCCTTATAACAGACGCATTTGTGAAGATTTTCGGGGCGGCGGTCCTCACTATCAAACCCTATAGCCTTGAGACCAGCGGGGAGGCTGTTGTACAATAATGGCAAAGACTACCACCAAAGTGCTGCTGACGTCCGAAGAGTTCGTCAAAAGCCAGACCAACATCAGTGACAACGTATCCGGGAAGTATATCCTGACGGCCATACGCGAGGCGCAGGACATCGCCCTGCAGCGGACCATCGGAGGCCCGCTGTTCCGCAAACTGAAACAACTCGTGGAGAATGACGCCGTGGACGCGGAGGAGAATGAGGCCTACGCCGATCTTTTGACTCTGTGTCAGTATTTTCTTGCCTATCAGGCAGTTGCGGAGGTTCTCCCGAAACTGTCCTACAAGATCACGAACGCCGGCGTGGTGAAGACCGGCGACGAGCAGATCCAGAATGTCACCCTGGAAGAGCTGAGTACCCAGCAGGCGACCTATCGCACGAAGGCCGCACACTACCAGCGTGACATCCAACGCTTCTGCCTCAATAACCGCGCGGCGCTCCCGGAGTTGAACGAGTGCCAGTGCCGTGACATCCGCGCGCATCTTGAAACCCAGTACACGGGCGGCCTCTACCTGGGCGGCGCCCGTGGTAAAATCCTCCCGTAATCATGACGCTCAAATCTTTTATAGAGATATTGGAGGCTACGGCGGCAAAACAGGCCGCTGTGGCGCAGATCGTCCCCCAAGACGTATACAAACTTAATCAAATGCCTGACGCGAAATACGGGGCATTTGCGTGGCTTCACGGGCAGCATGGCGAGACCATCGGCGAGCCGGTCCGGACGCTCCGTTTTACGCTGTTTTACGTGGACCGGCTGACGGAGGATAAGGGGAACCAGCTTGACATCCAGAGTGTGGGAGTGGAAACCCTGAGTAATATCCTGAGAGTCATCGTCTTCGAGCACGGCGAGGAGGTCTCCATACCGGAGACCGTCACCTACCGGCCGTTTTTGGAGCGCTTTACCGACGACTGTGCGGGCGTATACGCGGAAGTGGGATTCGAGGTCAACGTAGATAGCATTTGCGAAGAGTTGTAAACAATTAAATATCAGATAATTATGGGAATTCTTAAACGTAGAATGAATAAGATCGTCCAGGACGTGGACGATATGAAGGTGGACTTCCAGGACGCCCTGGAGGAAAAGGGCATCGAAGAACCCGGAAATAGCCTGCCCAAATACCCTGAAAAGATCCTGGAAATACCGACGGGTGGCGGAGGAGGCGGCGAACTGCCCTTGAATAAGAACCTCATACGTTTTTTTGATCTGGGCTTTAATAAGATCGGCGAGCAGATTGTCGAAGACGGGCAGGCGGTGACGCTCCCTGAAAATCCCGCGGCTCCCGCCGGCCTGGGCCTCACTTTTAGCGGCTGGGGAGCTGCCCCGGGGGACCTGGATGCGATCTATTGTGATATGGACCTGGTCGCACAGTATGACAGTGACGGCACGGCCTCGCTCATTTTCCGGGTGGAGGTTGCGGCCGGCAGCACGCTGACGCTCCCCGTAAAATCGTCCTCCGGTGACTGCTACGTAAAATGGACTGTCGACGGCGCGGCGGAGACGTTCCCGGGCGGCGGCGCGTTTCCGTCCCACGTATACGCGGCCGACTATTCCGGCTACGTCATCGTGAAGCTGGCTAACGTTTCGAGCATCGTATTTGATAACCAATACGAACATAATGAAATCCAGGACGTTATCATGGCTGAGGCTATTGATAATATCGCCTCCCTGCTGACTATACTGTTGAAAAATAGCGGCCTGTATATCTGCAGTAACGTCGTTTTGTCGGGGGCCAACAAGCTTGAGATGACAAACAAAGTAGGAACCGCGTTCTGGCGTTTAAATACCGGTGGAATTACTGGTAATGTCAGGATTGATAACGGCTCTTTGCGCACACACCTCGACGTCGCAGCCTTTCCCAAGGTTACTGGATCAGTAAATCTTTCATATTCAGTTACTTATAAGGGATATATTAAGAATCTTTACCTTCCCTACGCAAGCGGATGTGGTTACGTCATCTGCGAGTCTTTTAGGGCAAAGAATTTGTCTACCATAAATGCTATTGTGCGGCAAAAGCAGCATTATGTCGGGAATGGTTTTCCGTCTTCGTTGATGGCTCAGGATACTTCCCCGATTAAACTTACTGTGGTTTTGGAAAGCGCCTATTCTGGTGCTGATCTTGGCAATGTACAGATAACGAAGGTTTTGCACGTCATCTTTACTGGCCAAAATCCCGTCTATTCTGTGCCGGTCACAGGTCTGAATAATATCTTTAGCGACTTTATCGTCGAGATCCCTGAGGGCGAGCAATTGTCCCTGAGCGGCAATTTGTCGCTGGCCGGCCTCAATGTTATGAATTGGGACCAGTGGGCGGCGTTCTTTGGAATGCTGGCTAACGGGTCCTATACTATCACGCTGGGAGGATACGCCTACTTGGCTATGCCTGACAGCGTGAAGGCTATCGCAACAGGGAAGGGCTACTCGCTTACGAGATAACAAACTTAAAATCAAATACTTATGGGAAATCTTCAAAAACAAGCTAAACAGATCGCGGAAGCCATCGTGGACCTGCGCGACGAATTCAAGGCGGCGCTCGTATCGAAGGGCGTCGCCGATCCCGGTGACAATATGAGTGACTATCCGTCGAAGATCCTGGATATCCCGGCGGGTGGCTCCGGGCGCCTGGACTGGATGCAGAACCGCGTCCGCTTCTTTGACTTCGACGGCACGCTGGTCTATGAAACCACTGTCAACGACGGCGAATCCGTGACGGCCCCGGCCGGCCCGGACCATACCCGCATCGGCCTTACGTTCACGCGCTGGGGCTGCAATGCCGCTGACCTGACCGCCGTCTACTCGAACCTCGACATCGTGGCACTGTATGACGGCGAATTCTCCGCCATGTTCAAAGTGACGGCGAAGGCAGGTGACACGGTCGTCCTGCCTATCGTGGCCGTCAGTGGCGCCTCCGCGGCCCCGTCCGCTGCTATCGACGTAGACTGGGGTAACGGCCGCGAGGTCGCCGCGGGATATCCCTCCAAGACCTTCGCTGAGGACTTCGACGGTTACGTGCGCTGCTGGGTGATGGACCAGCAGGACCCGCTCACATACGCCGCCTTCAAACTCGACGAATCCGTTAGCGGAATGCATTATGACATCAGTGAGGTGATCATCGGCCACTGGGTGGATGAGACGGGCGTCGCCGTGGACCTGACACAGCACGGCTTCGACGTTTTCATGGTATGCGACAACGCCGGCCCGCTGGTGGACTACTCTACCGAAACGTTCACTATTACAATGGGTTATCAGGTCGGCGGACCCCTGCGCATCCTGATCCTCCCGGACCAGACAAAGGTGAATATCAGTGGCTTCGAGTTGGTGCTGCTATCCGTCCCGGAACTTACCACTATCGCCGGCCTGTCGTCCCTGAAGGTTCCCGTGCTCTACGTCCCGGCCGTCACTGACCTCCCGAATACGTACGGGTATGTTTTCGTGGATACGTTTGCCGCCACGGCCTGCGCTTCCCTCAATATCAGTACCTATTGGGGAGACATCCAGCAGGTGTGGTTCGGTGCCGCCACTGCAAATGGATCCCTGAGTCCGGCCCGCGCCTGGTACGCCGTCAAGAAGGCTACTATCAAAATGGCGGCCGGCGTCAGTGAGCTGGGCTTCTCACTGAGCAACGCCCTGTCCCTGCAGAAGGTGACGATTATCGGCGGCGAGAGTACGCTGACTGTCGTCCGGTCCTGGCCCGCGTCCCTGCGCGAGGTGAAGTTCGACATCCCCGACACGGGTGACAATCTTCTTTTCAGTGGCAGTTCGTCCGTCAGTATGACGTCCCCGTATCTGCTCGACATGGACTGGTGGGAGGAGTTTATCGGGCAGATCGGTTCGACATCCTTCACCCTCTACATCGCCGCGAATGTCTACCAGCTCATGCCCGAAGAACTGATGAACCTGGCGACGTCAAAGGGTATCTCTCTTGCCGAGTATTAAACCGTTAAAAATGAGATAGTTATGAGAACTGTAAAACATTCGAGTTTCCGGGAGCTTATCGCCGACGAAGGCAAGCGCCTGACGCAGTCCGCCAACGTGCCGGACGATGAACGTATTTTTGTCACCGCGGTGGCCCTGGGCAAAGGCACCCGGGTGGACGCCTGGAAAGAGGTGGACGCCCCGGAGCCTGACGGCTGGGAGGCCCCCGACGTCATCGAGGAGGAGTAAGCCATGAAAAAGGCCCCGCAAAAATCACCGCAAGACCTGACCCGCCTGCAGGGGTGGCTCGCCGTGGCGTCGTTCACGGTGGGCTGCCTTATCGCGGTGGGGACGCTCTTTTTCGTCCCGCCTCCGGGGGAGATCAGCAGCTCCGCTATCAGTATTGTATCGGAGTTCCTGGTTTTGGCCGGCGCGTTACTGGGCATTAAGACCGGCTTCGATGTCAAGATGCAAAAGTTTACGAGCGACATGGAGAGGCGCATCCGGCGCGGGCCGTATAATGAACCTGAAAATTTTGAGGAAGACAATGGCTAGTTTTGAAACCTACGCTCCCCGCCTGCGAAGGTGGGAGGGGAACAAATTCGTATGTGATCCTGACGACATGGGCGGCGCCACGAAGGGCGGCGTCACCCTGGATACGTTCCAAATGGTGTTCGGCGCGGACAAGACCGCCGAAGACCTGAAAAACATGACGGAGGACCAGTGGCGGCACGTCATGAAAGACCATTTTTGGGACAAATGCAAGGCTGATGACATTAAAAATCAGTCAGTTGCGGAGATTTTCGTGGACTGGTGCATCAACGCCGGCATCGGAAAGGTGGTGTACGTGCAGAATATGGTCGGGACGGATCCTGACGGCGTCGTCGGACCCAAGACCATCGCTGCCATCAACGCCGCGGACCAGGCACGCCTGCATCGGCGCATCAAGCTCGCCCGGGCAAAGCGATTCTTGAACCAGATTGAGGCGAAAACGTCACAAATGAAATACTTCAACGGCTGGTTTGCACGTCTTATCGATTTTAACTACGAAAAATAATCTCCGGTAGAATGGGTTATAGCAGGGATTTTTCGTAAATCACTGCTTTTTTGCGCCAATTTGTGAAAACATTTTGCAAAAATATTTTGCAGGAAAGAAAAATCTTTTATACCTTTGTACCCAGAAACAAAAACCGGCCGGGCGGGTTCCCGGAAATACCTTTTAAAAAACACATATCATGAACAAATTGTTCTACTTCAAGGAAGAGGCCCTCACGGCCGCCCACGCCCTGGTCGAAAAGGGCGCAATCGTAAACTTCGCTGGTGCAACTATCGGCTCACGTCTCTTTAATGGAGACATTGACGAGGTCCTTTTTGACGGGGACATCCCGCTCGGCGACTTCCCGTGCATCGAAATCACCCTCATTGACGGGACCTGGGAGCGCTGGGGCTGGATCAAGGAGATCAAGACGCTGGGGGACCTCGCGCGCCTGGCAGAACGCACGAAAGGCGTGCAGACCCCGGCTTTCGTCCTGGCCTGCTTCGAGCATGGCTGGCGCATGACCAACAACGGCTACTCCCTGTCTGACCTCGCCTACGATCCTATTAACCATGAGGTGGTGACGTACGATCCTGAGTTCGGATACATCGTCCGCCTGGGCAAGCCGCGTCTCGCGAAGGTTCCCGGCGGTGGCGGCCGCCCGGAGGACCAGAAGCCCGTCAACGAAATTGAGCTTTAAGAAGACGCGGTCATGAAACACTATAATACTTTCCAGTCCGATGCGTTCGAGCGTGCCAAGGCCTTCGCGGCCGGGCACGCCGGGCGCGTCACCGGCCCGTTCTACGGGCTGATCGATAACGCCGCCCGCGAGGTCGCCGACTGGGTAGACGCCCCGGGATTCACCCGTGACAATCATCCTGAGATTCCGATGCCCGCGTATCTCGCCACGCATAAGGCCCCCTGCCGCGAGGGCGGCGAGGTCCTGGTGGTCGACGTATTCGCTTTTGCGACATACTCCTGCAAGCGCGAGGGCGACACGTGGAAGCCCATCCCGGAACTCGAAAATGTTGACATCCAATTCAATAAAAATAATATTTAACCCCTTTAAAAACAACAGATTATGAAAAAGATTATTTTTCTCGCAGTCATCGTCATCGCCCTCATGTCTAACGCCTGGGCCATCGGCGCCGAAGATCCTCAAACCGTCAAACCCCTCTCCGCGTGGGTGACGTATTCCGACAACTCTCCCGAATATATGAAGGAGTGCCCGTCCTACATTCTGCTCCTGCAGAGCAACGGCGTCGCTACCGTGCGCGCCCAGTACGAGGGGCAGACCCTCCAGCAGGTGGAAGGCACCTGGCGCATCGAGGGCCGCAAGATCATCTTTGAGGGCCTGTCCATCTGTGACGCCGTGACCGGCGAAGACGCTACCTACAAAAGCGCCGTGGTGAAGTCCGATAACGAAGGCTTCCCGTACCTGGTTGTCAAGACGACTGCCGGCACGCGCTATTTCATCACCCTTTAACCACTTTGACTGCAATGAGAAAAGAAATTAAAACAGTAATTGAAGAAAATCAAACCCTGCTCGTGCGTAACGAAGCGCTGGAGGCTCGCGTTAAAACCCTCGAGGAAGCGCTTGCTGAAAACAACGAAGATTTTTACTTTCAAGTAATCTTTCGATTCAGAGAGCAGTTGTGTGCTTGCCCGCCTCGTAAAAAAATACTGGAAGCCGAGGAAGATCGACGGAAGGCGATAGCGCTGTTAGAGCTTGATCACGTAGCGTGCGCGAGTTGCTATGCAAATGTAAAACTGATTCGGAAAATGGAGCTTTAATTTTCAAACCATTAAAAAACAACAAAAGCCATGAAAAAGATCCTTTATACCATCGTTTTTACCGTCATCATGCTGGCCGTCACCGCCTGTGAGTGGACTATCGGCGACAGCAAGTTCGAAAGCGATCTTATCCCCGTCACCGTCGAGATGCTGACCGGGAAGACCTTTGCACAGCAGCCCTATGCCGGTACGGCCTGGGGTGACACCACATACGAAGTCATCAAGTTCGAGGAGGGCCGGGTCCTTATGGGCCTGGGCTCCCTCGAAGACCCCCGGGTGCATTACACGGGCACCTGGGGCGTCTCTTCGGACGGCAGGACCATCATCATTGACGGCCTGCAGATATTCGACCATATGAGCGGGAACCGCTACTATATCGTCGAGGGGCAGGTGGGAGCCATGAAGTCCGGGCGCCTGGTCCTGTACCTCGCGTTCGATAATGGCGCGGAGGCTATCTATGATCCCATGTTCGTATACTCCGAAATGAACTAACCTACTAATTATAAACACTTTAACACTATTTACCATGAAACGTTTCTTTTCTATCCTGACCATCGCGATCGCCATGTTGGCCGTCGCATCCTGCAACTTCAGTGAAGTCGATGAACTGGGCGCCCGGGGCATCGACATCAACCCCGTCAAGCTCGAGCAGGGCATGACGTTCGCCGCGTATCCCTACGCAGGCACGTCCTACGAAAACACCGCCGAAATCGTGACTTTCTCCGGGAGCCGGGTATCTGTGGGATTCGGGGATCCGGAACTGCAGAAAAACCGCGTTTACGGCGACTGGGCCATCGACAAGACCGGTAAAAAAATTATTTTCAGCGACTTAGCGTTCTATGACGAGATGACCGGAACGCGCTACAAGCTGCTCGAGGCGGAGCTCGGCGTGCAGGCCGACGGCCTCTACGTCCTGTATATGGGCTACGATAAGGGATACGGGCAGGTGGAGTATGATCCGGCGTTCGTCTACGTCGAATACATCGGACTGCAGCCCACAGTGTCGCCGTGGTCCCCTGAGGTAATCACGGTGCTATAGCCATGAAAAAGTATCTGATATACGCCGCCGTCGCGGTGGCGGTGATTGCGGGAGCCGTCCTATTGGGGCGGCTTTTCCGCGTTCGCATGGAGGAGCGCATCCGGGCGGAGGTCGTCGCCAGCCTGGTGGCGCATCCCGACACTGTCAAGATCACCGACACCGTCAAGATCCTGCAGCCCCTGCCGGCCCCGGACCCGCGCATCGACACTGTAACCGTTTACGTGACGCTCCCCGGGGACACTGTCGAGATCCTGGTCCCCGTGCAGGCGGAGCGCGTGCAGAAGCACTACAGTGAGCCGCAATTCGAGGCCTGGGTGTCGGGCCTGCAGCTGGGTGGCATCGGACCGGCCCTGGACAGCGCAAAAGTGGCCAATACGACGCAGATCATCACACAGACAGTAGAGCAGCCCGTCAAGAAATTCAAGCCCCTGAGAATCGGCGCGGAGGGCTTTGTGACGGTCGTCCCCCGGAAGGAATCCCCGGGCCTGACATACGGGCCTGCAGGGTACATCAAGTACAAGGGTGACTTCTTTGAGTTGAAGGGGTGGAGCGGCTACGACTTCGCCGGCAAGACCGCCGTATTCGGGGCCACGGCCGCCATTGACATTTTGCAGTTTTAAGAAAAATTCCATACCTTTGCACCTGCATATAAACACGGGATGAAGACGCAAGTCTTCGGCCGCCGCCTCCCAAAAAAAGGGGTGGCGGTTTTTTTTGTAGTTTCGGTAAATATTTGTATATTTGTGGCGCTATCGGTTCCGCTGATAGTTGTGTTTTTTAAAGGGGTGGGAGTCGGGAAGACCGGCTCCCGCTTTCGTTAAAATAGCAGAAGTTGTTCAATAGTTATTCGATTTGGCAAAACGAAATTTTGTAACCCAGTAAATACCAGTACAATAGACACAGTTTGTGTAAATTTGGGAAACAAATTTTTTGGAAAATCCAGCCCCACCGCTTTCTAGCTGAGATTCTAGCCCTTATTCCACTTTTTATCTTGGGAAAAAATACGTATTTTTGCGTACAATTACCGATCATTGTTGTTCGATAGTTGTTCAAAAACACAGTTACGCCATGTCGACTACGTTCAAGCCTGTCGTTTACGCCCATCAGCGCCGTCGCGACGGGAGCTTTAATGTGAAAATTCGTGTCACGCACGGCCGGAAGAGCCGCAACCTTTCCACGCAGGTAAATGTAACGACGGAACAGCTCACGCGAGGGCTGAAGATCAAGGATCACCAGGTATTGGATGTATTGAATAGGGATATTAAAAAAATGCGGGATGCCGTCACGGCGTTAGGTTTTGAGGCGAGCGGCATGGATGTCGACCAGGTGGTGGACCATATCAAAAGGGCCCTGAGTAATGAGGATCAATTCCGCCTGGATTTTTATGAATATGGGATGCGATACGCGGCCACGCGCAAACCCGGTACCGGCAGTAACTACGAGTCGGCATTGAAGGCAGCGAAGGAATATAACAGTGACATAAATCCCGACATAAATGATATCACGGCCCGCTGGCTCCGGGGATTTATCGCCTACCTGCAAGACAAGAACCAAAAGAACCTGAGCCCGGCGACGATAGAGTGCTACATTTCGAAGCTATCAAAGGTGCATCACCTGGCTAGACTTGAATATAATGACGAGGACAGCAGAACAATAAGGATCCCCCTGGATCCGTTCGATGTCGTCAAGGCGCCGGCCGTCAAAAAGACAAACAAACACAGAAACGTCAGCCGGGAACTGGTCCAAAAGATCATCGATTTGCCGCGCGAAAACCGAACCAACAGTAAAAGAAACCTAGCGCAGGATATATTTCTTTTATCATTTTCGATGCAGGGCATGAACACTATTGACCTGTGGCACAATATCGAAAACCCGCCCGGCTTCGTGACCTTCACCCGGCTCAAGACGATAGACCAGCACCCCGTCGAGATAGTGGTGAAGATCGAACCTGAGGCCCGGAAAATACTGTCCAGGTACATGGATCGCGACCATCTGCTTGGCCGCCTGCGTGTCCGGTACAAGAGCTACAAGAGCTTTTATTCGTCAGTCTCTACCGGAATGACGTATATCTCAAAATTAGTGGGAAAAAAGGTGACAATATATAGCGCGCGGCATACGTGGGCCACGCTGGCCCGTAACGACGCCAGGACGGATAAATGGACTGTACATGAGGCTTTAAGCCACGCGGACCGTGCGACAGCGATCGACGACGTCTACATTGCCCCCGATTTTACCCAACACCAGAAGGCCAACCGGGCAGTATTGGACCTATTCAACTGGCGCTAGGCCGGCAGTTCCTCTATATGGAGAAGGAACCGCCGTTCCCAGACTATCATTGTGTAGGCCGTCAGGCGCTCAAGATTCTCGGCATCATAGCTGAGAAACAGAAGTACCTGTTCGTAAATCATTGTTTTATAGTGATTTAAAATCTCTCTTTAAGCTTTTCTGACAGGCGTTCGATTTCGCGTTTATAGTTATCGATCGTCTTTTTTTGTGCCAGGACCAGGGCATGGAGGGCGTCTATCTGTTCGTGGACCGCGTCAAGGGCCTCCTCATACTCCTGCCTCTCACGTCCCAGGACCACATCTGCATGAAGGCCGGGCTGCTCCATCGTGTCGCCCTCTTCCTTCGTCGTTTTCGGCGTATATCCGTCAACGTATCCTATCGTGACGGGCTTCGGCTCCACCAGGGGATTGACGCCGTATTTTTCAAGGAACTCCAAATAGTCCATCTCGTCTTTGTGCTGCGTGACGTATTCGTATAGGCGAAGGTAACTTGCCAGGGAGCGTGCTATCTGTACTGAGGGGCGTGACCGGCCGGTCCTATAATTCTGGATGCTGGCCTGCGTGATGCCGGTTTCGGCTCCGATGCGATAAGAAGTGTACGGGCAGATTTTCAGGGCTGTCAAAATATCCGCACGCGTGAAGTCGCCTTTGAGGGCGAAATCGGAGAAGGGGAATGTTTTTTGCGTGTCCATGATAAAAATATTTTTGTATTTTACGAAATGTTTTTTATCTTTGTGGTAAATATTTAGGCAAACTCCAATGATTACCTATATTTATTATACAAATATAGAAAAGATTATCGGAACACGCAAGGGAAAGAATAAAAAAATTTACTGTTATGCGTACTACGAACACTGTTTTATACGAAAAGATTGTGGCGAAGTGGGATGAGCTTTCTGCAAACCCCGAAAATCGCTACCTGCGCCCGACACCGAAGGCGAACATGATCGCCGTGGCCCTGGGCGCCAGTTACCCTACCGTCATCAAGGCGCTGGTCTCCGCCGGCCGTTACGAAAAGAAGTAGCATGACGGACCTGCAACGCGATAAGGATCTCTTGCTGAGGATGGCCCGCGTGTCCGCGGCTGCCACCGTGGCACTCATGCACCCCGCATTTGACGAACTGTCGAAGCGCGAGGCCGAGGAGCTTCACGGCCGCAAGTGGCTGGACTATCACATCGCCCAGGGCGACATCGCCCCGCGCCGCAAGGGACCCGCCAAAAACTCGAAGTGCGTATTTTCTCGTACCGAGATAACCGCGCTGTGGGAGGCTGAGGCCGCGAATCGGGCCTCAATCTGAAAAATTTTTGCAAAAATATTTTGCACGAATAAAAAATATTGTATACCTTTGTAGCAGAAAATAAAACCGACCGGGCGGGTTCCCGGACCCTTTAAAAAAACACAAAAAAATGATTACTTCTGCAATCTTTGAAAAGCGGCCCGTCAGTCTCGAGAGCCATTTTATGGAAGACGGCGCCGGTAACCTCTACCGGCTGTTCTCTTCGAAGTACACCGGCATCCTGTATGCCAATCGTATCAGCGCGAATGCGAAAATTTTCACCCGCGACGTGCTGATCTCCCAGGACCTGCTGAGTGAGCTGGTCCCTATCGACCAGGCCAAGTACATCAACGCGGCCATTGCGAACGCCAAGATGGAGCTGGCAGCCGATTTGGGGGACGCCCTGGGTGAGCCCATCGAAAAAGTCGAAATCCTCTGGAAGCCGGTCCGCTGCTGCGACGAAGACGGCATCGAAGAGTGTGTCGGCATCGAAGGCTACAGTCCCGCCCTGGGCATGGAGACCGTCGGTAACATCATCGAAAATATGAAGGAGGGCAAGTAGTATGGCAACGCTTAAATTCCCCCCTCTGAAGGCCGAGCAGGTGGAGTGCCGCGTGGGCACGGTGGGCAGCAACGGATTCTCCGTCCTCCTCTATAAGAACGCGCGCACGGATATGGACATCCTCGACGAAGTAGTCGGCCCTGAAAGCTGGCAGAACGAATTCTTCGACGCGGGCGGCAAGCTCTTCTGCCGGCTCTCGATCAAGGTGGGCGGCGAGTGGATCTCGAAGTCCGATTGTGGCGTCGAAGGCACCGTCGGCGAAGAAAAGTCCCAGGCTTCGGACGCCCGCAAGCGCGCGGGATTCGCCTGGGGCATCGGCCGCGAGCTCTACAACGCCCCGTTTATCTGGCTGAACGCACAGACGACGCGCGACAACAACGGCCACTACCGTCTCAACGAATACCCGCGCCTCGCGGTCACGGGCTTCAAGAGCGACGGCAAAAACGTCCTGTCCCTGGAGATCACGGACATGAAGACGAAGGCCGTCGT